TTCGCTCTCGACTCGCACCGCATCGACGAGATCGCCGCACAGGATGAGCGACGGTCGGGGGTTGCATCGCCAGTAGGGCCACGGGATCGGGCCGTCGGACCAACCGAGCACCTTGACGTCGCCGTCCCGCTTTTCGCACGTGAGGACGTCGCCCCGCTTGACCGGCGGCGCGACGTAGGGGCCGTGGATCAACTTGAGTCGATAGGCGTCATCCATCAGTCGACCCACATGGGACAGAGGACCTCATGGTCGATCTCGCCCGTCTTCACGTCGCGGATCGCGACGTACGTCCAGTCGTCATCCCACCCGTGGACGTTCGGCCTCCCCACGCCTTCGGCGACCTCGCGCCGCTGGGCGTCGTGGATGTCGCCGAAGCACTCTCGGTACTCGTCCACCGTGTCGAGATCGACGTCGTCGGCGATCCGGTCGTCGGTGAGTCGGTACGTCCCGTCGCCCTGGTCGACGAGCCCGTAGATATGGATCTCGCGAATCTGATTCGGTCCGGTCTGGGTCGTGGTCGCCATCGTCTCGTCTCCTCGTGCTGGCTGGTTTCAGGTCCGCGTCTCGTCTCCACACCCGAACTATACAACGTGTGTCATGACATGTCAAGACAGACAGGGTGGTTTTCTTGGATTCAGCTTGGGCTGACGCCTGCTTATCGAAAATGATAAGCAGGTATCAGCGGCGTTGCATTGCGCTCCCCGAAAATTTCATCTCCTTTCACGTAAGCCAGTTGCGTTGAATTACGGTCGTCATCCAAACAAATTCGGATCGGCGTGCAACCGTTCCCGGTAGGTGGCCACGAAAACCCTGCCGACGCGGAAGACTCATGCCGATCAAGCTTTGCGCCCTCGCCCTCGCCCTGCTGCTCCCGTGCGCGTCGACGCCGACCGCCGGGGCGCAGGCCCCCGACGACCGCGGCGAGGCCGTCTCCGGCCGGCCGGAGTACCAGGGCGTCGCTGCCAACGCGCCGATCCCGCCCGAGCAGCACATCCGCAACGAGGGCGGGGCCGACGGCGCCGGGCTCTGCGTCATCTCGGCGATCCTGTCCAACGGGATGTACCAGAAGGTCCCGGGACTGGAAGGCGGGAAGCAATCCGAACTGTGGCGGACCGCCAAGAGTCGGCCCGGCGGATACTACCCCGGGAAGCTGGAAGCCCTGCTGAAAGAAGTCCTCCCCGGCGAAGAGTGGTTTAGCTGGGAGGGCAAGGGGACCGACCTGGTGGCCGAGTATTCGGCCCAGGGCTACCCTGTCGCGACCACGACCAACACCGGCGCGCTCTACGGCTATCAGTCGATCCACCACATGATCCAGGCCGCCCACTTGGACAGCCGGTGGGCCTGCATCGTCGACAACAACGACCCCGGGCGCTACCACTGGATGCCGCGCGCCGAGTTCGACCGGCGGTTCGTGGACGGCGAGCAGGGCTGGGGCGTCGTCTGGCTCCGCAAGCCCAAGGTGTTCGCGTTCGCGCTGTCGGCGGCGGCCGTGCTGCTGGTCGCGTCCGCCGTGCTCGTCCATCACGGGGCAAGTCGATGAAGACGCCTCCATTCTCCTCAATCAAAGCCTTCGGAGTGATCACGATGCTGTCCTTGATCGCGGCGTGCGTTGTCGCGCAGATGCCGGCGGGCCCGACGCCCGATCCGGCCTGGTACTGGACGACCATCTACGGCCAGAGCGTCCAGGTGTGCGGGGTCACGGCCCCGGACGGCAAGCTCCGGTGGACGAGGGATTGGCGGGGGGATGAGCGGATCGCCCCGAGCGAGCTGGAGCGCCGAGAGAAGGCCGCGGCCATCGACCAGCGACCGCCCCCCCCCACGCCTTCGCCCCAGGCCCCGGCGGTCAAGCCGGCGATCAATTACGGCGTGAACGTCGAGCAGCTCACCGGGGACGGCCGGACGATCCGGGCCAGCGACCCGGCGACGCTGGCGAAGGTGAAGGCCGTCGTCGAGTCGGCCCGGCGGAAGACGCCGGAGTATTGCGAGGTCCACGGGACGGACAAGTGCCCCAACGGCGGCGGCTGCAAGCCGAAGCCGGCCGAGCCGGAGCGGAAGCCCGGTATCGTCGAGCGGGCCGAGGACGAGGTCAAGAAGCTGCTGCTCTACGCGATCGCGGCCATCGTCGTCCTCGCGGCCGTCTTCGTGGTCCTCCAATCCAAGCCCCGAACGTGAGGCCGTCGCCATGAGCACCGACCACATGATCCTGGGAGGCGCGGTCGTCGTCTTCCTCCTGGCGTGCATCTACGCCTTCCGCAACCGCAACGGCGTCGGCATGAAAGCGATCGTCCAGTCGATCGCTGAGCCGCTGAAGCGCGCCGAGGCCGTCGAACCGTCCGCCGCGCAGCTCCTCGTCAAGCTTCACGACACCCTCGACGCCGAGGGCAAGATGACCGCCGCGCTCCGCACCGTGGGCCGGCTGGCCAACTCGCTGGCCGACCAGCACGAGGCGAAGATGGGCACGGTCGTCGCCCCAAAAGACCCGCCGGCCGCGTCGTAGCGCGGCGAGATTTCGGACCGTGGTGTTTCGTCGTCATCCATTCCCGTTCGTCCCCAGACTGAGGACCAGCCCCTTGCGATACGTCTTCGGCCCCGCGTCCGCCGCCGCCCCGCTCGCCCCCAAGACCGCCACGCCGACCGGCCTCGAAGACCTTTTCCCGGTCATCGCCGGCCGGGACGATTCGGGCCTCACGCTCGACTTCCCGGCTTACGACCCGGCCAAGACGCAACCGCCCGCCGAGGCGCGGGCCTACTGGATCTTGGAGGGCATGCCCGAGAAGACCGCCGACGAGTTGGTGGCCTCGGCCACGCCTTGCTCGACCGCCTCGCTGGCGATCGGCCCCGAAGGGCACGCCGGCCTCAAGCTGCCGACTCCCGACGCCGCGTATCCCGCGCCCGGGACGCCGGCCGTCAGCTACCTCGTCAAGACGGTGCTCGGGTTCAATGTCTGAGTATCTGACGCTGGACGACCGGGTCGGCCTGCTCACTGTGCTCGCCACGATCCTGGGCGTCTACGGCGTCGCGCTGGTCGGGATGCTGGCCAAGGACTGGCTCGACGACAGGTTCCGGCCGCGATTCTGAAGCAACCTCGACGAGGCAACGACAGTGGCGAGGTCGGCCCCCTGCGAATGGGGGCGCCCCAGGCTGAGCGGGCTCGAATCCCGCCCTCGTCGATGACCTGCTTATCAGGAATGATAAGCAGGTGCAATCGTCCGTAAGGCTGGCGCCACGCAGCCCGAAACGAGCCGCCCGACTAGCGCTGGAACGGCGGCCACGTCAGGCTGAATGACGGTTCGATTCCGCTCCGGACGGCCTTTCGGCCTCGGTTCTGATCCAGGCCCCCACGGTGGAGGGACAGGAGTGGCCGCGTGGATCTCACTTACAAGCAGCGGCTTTTCGTAAGCTTCTACCTCGGGGAAGCCAACGGGAATGCGACGAAAGCGGCTCGCTTGGCGGGCTATTCCTCGCCCGAAAAGCAGGGATATCAATTACTAGGGAAAACTAGGATTCGCGCGGCCGTCGATTCGGCCCTCGCCGCGGCCGCGATGTCGTCAGACGAGGTGCTCGCCCGGCTGTCCGAATTCGCCGCCGCCGATCTTTCCGACTACGTCACGGTCGGCGACGACGGCGAGGGCTGGGTCGATCTGACCAAGGCCAAGCGGCGGCTCCGCGTGGTCAAGAAGCTGAAGTTCACCAGGAAGACCTTCGAGCGGGACGGCATCGCGACTTCGGACACGACCGCCGAGATCGAACTGCACAGCCCGCTGACGGCGCTCGACAAACTGGCCCAGTATCACGGCCTCTACCGAGACCGTGAGGCGGTTGGAAAGGACGGCGTTCCGCTCGTCCCTCAAGGCATCACGGTCGAGTTCGTGGACGCGCCGGAACGACCGGATGAAGATCCAACTGCCTAGCAAGATGCGTCCCGTCTTCGACGGCCCGGCCCGCTATCGCGGGGCCTACGGCGGCCGGGGCAGCGCCAAGAGCCGGTCGTTCGCGGCGATGCTCCTCATCGACGGGATGCGCGAGCCCGGCCCGCTCCTCTGCGCCCGAGAGCTTCAGATCAGCCTCAAGGATTCGGTCCACGCCGAATTGTGCGGCCTGGTGGACGACTTGGGATTGGACGGGGTCTACGAGTACGGACGGGAGTACCTCCGGACCAAGCCGGGCTACTTCCCCGGCGGCGCGCAGACCGAATTCGTCTACAGCGGCTTGCGGCACAACTCCCAGGGGATCAAGTCCAAGTCGCGGTTCCGGCGGTGTTGGGTCGAAGAGGCCGAGTACGTCACGGAGCAATCCTGGAAAGACCTGATCCCGACCATCCGAATGCCGGGCTCGGAAATCTGGCTGACGTGGAACCCGGAGGTCAAGGGGAGCGCGACCGACCGGCGGTTCATCGAGTCGCCGCCGGCCGACGCCCGCATCGTCGAGGTCAACTGGCGGGACAACCCGTGGTTCCCGGCCGTGCTCGACCAGGAGCGGCTCAACGACCTCAAGCGGGATCCGGACTCGTACCACCACATCTGGGAAGGCAAGTACGCGACCCGCAGCGACGCCCAGGTCATGCACGGCAAATGGAGCGTCGAGGCGTTCGAGCCCAACGTGGACGCCAAGGCCGGCCCGGTCTGGGACGGCCCCTACGACGGGGCCGACTGGGGCTTCTCGGCCGATCCGACCGTCCGCGTCCGCTGCTGGATCTTCGATGGGAAGCTCTACGTCGAGCGGGAAGCCTACGGCAAGCACGTCGAGCTCCTCGACCTGCCGGCGCTGTTCGACCGCTTCCCGGACTCGCGCAGGGTGCGGATCCGGGGCGATTCGGCCAGGCCCGAGACGATCAGCTACATGAAGGGCCAGGGCTTCGCGATCGAGGCCGCGGCGAAGTGGGCCGGGTCCGTCGAGGACGGCGTCGCCCATCTCCGCGGGGCCTACGACCGCATCGTGGTCCACCCCCGATGCGTCCGCACGGCGGAAGAGATGCGGCTCTACAGCTACAAGGTCGACCGCCGGACGGGCGACGTCCTGGCCGACCTGGTCGACAAGCACAATCACTGCATCGACGCGATCCGCTACGCCATCCAGCCGCTCATCAAGCGGCCCGGCACGGCGACCGCCGCCCCGCTGAGGATGTGACCGACGATGGCCGACGAACTCAACCTCAACCTCGGCTCGACCGGACCGACCGGGGACGACGTGTCCGCGAAGTCCCACGCGGTCGAATGCATGGCCGAGACGTGGCGGCTCGTCGAGGACCTGATGGGCGGCACGGCCGCGATGCGGAAGGCGTGCAAGCGGCACCTGCCGCAGTGGCCGGCGGAAGACTTCTTCTCCTACGAGTTCCGCCGCAAGACCGCGACGCTCTTTCCCGCCTACCGCCGGACGGTGTCGGTGCTCGTCGGCAAGCCGTTCAGCAAGCTGCCCACGCCCAGCGAGGACATGCCGGAGCGCATCAAGGCGTGGCTCGAAGACGTGGACCGCGAGGGCCGCAACCTGGCCGCGTTCGCCGCCGACCTGTGCACCGACGCGCTGGCCTACGGGCTGTGCGGCATCCTCGTGGACGCGCCGCCGGGCGAGGGGCTCCGCACCGTCGCGGACGAACAGGCGGCCGGAATCCGGCCGTATTTCGTCCACGTCACGCACGACATGATCCTCGGTTGGCGGACCGAGCGGCGGGGCGGGGCCACGGTCCTCTCCCAGCTGCGGCTGATGGAGTCGGTGGAGGAGCCCGACGGCGCGTTCGGCACGAAATGCGTCCAGCAGGTCCGGGTCCTGGAACCCCGTAAGTGGGCGACCTACCGTAAGGTCAAGGGCGCGACCGGCGCCGAGTCGTGGGATCTGCACGAGCGGGGGACGACCAGCATCGACGTGATCCCGTTCGCCCCGGTCTACGGCTACCGCAAGGGCTTCCTGCAGGGCGTCCCGCCCATGCTCGACCTGGCGTACCTCAACGTCGAGCACTGGCAGAGCAAGTCGGATCAGCAGAACATCCTCCACACCGCGCGCGTGCCCATCCTGTTCGCCAAGGACATGGAGGGCGACGACCTCCACGTGGGCGCCGGGGCGATCGTCAAGGCGACGTCGGCGACGGCGGACCTCCGGTTCGTCGAGCACTCCGGGTCGTCGATCGAGGCCGGCCGGCAGTCGCTGCTCGACCTCGAGGACCAGATGCGGCAGATCGGGGCCGAGCTGCTCGTCATCAAGCCCGGCAACACGACCGAGGTTCAGACCCGCCAGGACAACGAGCCGGCGATGTGCGACCTCCAGAGGATCATGCAGGCCCTGGAAGACGCGCTCGACCTCGCGCTCAGCTTCATGGCCAGGTTCGTCGGCGAGCCCACCGGCGGCACGGTGGCGATCTACAGCGACTTCGGGGTGGCCACGCTGCAGGAGGCGTCGGCCCAACTGCTGGCCTCGATGCAGGAGGCCGGCTCGCTCAGTCACGCGACCCTGCTCAACGAGCTGAAGCGACGCGGCGTGCTGTCCGCCGACGTGGACGTGGGCAAGGAGGTCGCGGCTTCGGCCGACGAACGCCAGGCGGCCCAGGACGCGGCGGCGGCGCGCGAGCAGGCCATGCTCCAGGCCGCCCAGGACCACGCCGCCTTCCACCAGCACGATTCGCAGCACGACCAGGCCATCCCGTTCGGGGGCCAGTGAGCCACCTTCCCAATCATCAGAAAGGAAATCGATCGTGCATTACCGCAACGGCCGCGAAGCGAAGAACGGTGACAAGATCGTGAAGCTGGACGGCGGGAAAGTCGTATCGTTCGGCGTGCTGCACGGCGCGACGCCCGGCAACGACTACTGCAACGGCAACATCGCGACGATTCAGTCGCCCAACGATTACGCCTGCATGTGCGACTGCCTCCACATCGACGACGTGGCGGACTTGCTCAAGCAACAGGGTCTCGACCAACGGCCCGCCGGAAAGTAATTCGCGCCGGTCTACTGCTCAGCGATTCGACGGCCGACGTCGCGGACGCGGCGCGGCGACACCGGGCCGGACGGCCCTTCCCAGCATCGGGCGGAAGCCCAAGGATAGCGACTCGTGAAGTTGAAGACCATTGAAATGAACGGGACGACCTACGCCGAGATCCAGGACGGCAAGCCCGTCTACGAGGCCGACGACGGCAAGGTGATCGCGTTCGACGCGGCGTACACCAACGCCACGATCAAGCGGCTCAACGCCGAGGCCAAGACGCACCGCGAGGCCAAGGAGTCGGCCGAGGCCAGGCTCCGCGACTTCGCGGACCTCGACCCCGAGGCGGCCCGCAAGGCGATCGAGACCGTCCGCAACTTCGACGACAAAAAGCTGATCGACGCGGGCGAGGTCGAGCGGGTCAAGCGCGAGGCCAAGGACGCCTACGATCGGCAGTTCGAGGCCCAGTACAAGCCGATCGAGGCCGAGCGGAACGCCCTCAAGAGCCAGCTCCACAACGAACGGCTCGGCACGGCGTTCAACCGCTCGAAGTTCATCGCCGACAAGTTGGCCATCCCGGTCGACATCGCCCAAGCCCGGTTCGGCAGCCACTTCAGCGTCGGCGACGACGGCCGGATCACGGCGAAGGGGCCGGACGGGAACCCGCTCTACGGCCGAGCCAACCCCGGCGAGCCCGCCTCCTTCGACGAGGCCCTTGAGATGCTCGTCGAGGCCTACCCGCACCGAGAGCACATCCTCAAGGGCTCGGGCGCGTCCGGGGGCGGGGCCGGCGGCGGCCGATCCGCCGACGGCAAGCGGACGATCCCCCGTTCGCAGTTCGACGCGATGAGCCCAGCCGACCGGGCGACGATCGCCCGAGACAAGAACGTCGCCATCGTCGACTGACCAAGCCTTTCGATTCGAGCCGCGGGGCGGACGCCCCACCCATTGCCGCCGGATGGCGGACCCCACGTTTCCGACCACCCAGCAGCCCGCTTTGTGCGGGCCGTAACGCATTGGAGTAATCCGCCGTGGCCAACACGCTCACCGACCTGATCCCCGACCTCTACCAGGCCCTCGACGTCGTGTCGCGCGAGATGGTCGGGTTCATCCCCGCCGTCAGCCGGAACTCGTCCGCCGAGCGGGCCGCGCTGAACGAGACGATCCGCGTCCCGATCACCCCGGCGGTGTCGCTGATCGACAACACGCCGGCCGTCACGTCGCCCGACAGCGGCGACCAGACGATCGGCAACGTCTCGATCGCGATCACCAAGAGCAAGAGCGCCCCGATCCGCTGGAACGGCGAGCAGCAGCGCGGCATGCAGAACGCCGGCACTTACAGCTCGGTGCTCGGCCAGCAGTTCGAGCAGGGCTTCCGGGCGATCGTCAACGCGATGGAGGCCGACCTGTTCGCGGCGGCCTACCAGGGCGCGTCGCGGGCCTACGGCACCGCCGGGACCGCGCCGTTCGGGACGGCCGGCGACCTGTCCGACGCGGCCCAGCTCCGCAAGATCCTCGACGACAACGGCGCGCCCCAGAGCGGGCTGCATCTCGTCCTGGGGTCGTCGGCCGTGGCCAACCTCCGGGGCAAGCAGACCATCCTGCTGAAGGCGAACGAGGCCGGCTCCGACGCCTTCCGACGCACCGGCGCGATCGTCGAAATCCCCCTCGACGGCTTCATGCTCCACAACAGCAACGCCGTCCAGGTGGTCACCAAGGGCACCGGCTCCAGCTACGTCACGTCGGGCTCGACCGCCGTGGGCGTGGGAGACATCGCCCTCGTGACCGGCACGGGGACCGTCCTGGCGGGCGACGTCGTGACCTTCGCGGCCGACGCCAACAACAAGTACGTGGTCAACACGGGGATCACTGCCCCCGGCACGATCACCATCGGCGACCCCGGCGCCCGCGTCGTGATCGCCACCGCGAACGCGATGACGATCGGCGGAAACTACACCCCCAACGTCGGCTTCCACCAGAGCGCCATCCAGCTCGTCACCCGCGCCCCGATCCGGCCGCTCGGCCCCAACGGGCAGCCGATGGACGCGGCCGACGACGTCATCTACATCACCGACCCCGTCACCGGGATCATGTTCGAGGTCGCCGTCTACCGGCAGTTCAAGCAGGTGCTGTACCTGGTCGGCGCGGCCTGGGGCTGTGCGACGGTGAAGCCCGCGCACGTCGCGACGCTTATCGGATAACCCACCCGGGGCGGCGGTCTTCGCGGGCCGTCGCCCCGCATCTTTTTCACGTCGAGGCGAGGGGGCGGCCTGATGTTCGGACGTTGGAAGCGGCGGTACGAAGAGGCCGTGGGCCTGTGCCACGACCTCGCGGACGAAAGCGACAAGTGGAGGCGTTTGGCGAACGAACGGTCCGTCAGCAACAAGACGCTGATCGACGAGGTCGTCAAACTGCGACGCGAGATCCGCGAGGCCAAGGCCCAACTCGCCGCCGCCGACTTCCCGCTCGAAGCGGAGCGGGCCGAGAACGAGCGGCTCCGCGCCAGGCTCAAGACGACGGTGGATGAGCGGAACGCCGCCAAGGGCCAGTCCATAGAAACGCTGGCCGATCTCATCCAATCCAAGGAAGCGACGATCAACGCTCTCGAGCAGCGTGACGCCGCGATCAAGGAACGCGACGAGTGGCGTGAGGTCGCCGAGTCCGCTTCCACCGTGACCGCCCGCGTCTTCGCGCTCTGCCGCGGCTTCATCACCGACCTATCCAGGCTGAAGGAGATCGCCGATGCCCCCAGCGAACCCGACCCCGCCGACGACCGCCCCCAGCTCGACGCCGAGTCCGGCGTCCGCTTCCGCGTCGGCTGCATCGTCCACGAATCCGGCCCAGCCGACGGCCTCCAGCCCGACGCCGAACCCGACCACGCCGCCGTCCAAGGCGACGGGCCCGACTTCATCCGCTTCCCCGGCTTCGCCGACCCCGACACCGACCCCGACGCCGCCTGAGCCCGACTCGTCGCTCGTCGAGGTCCGCAAGCACGGCGAGAGCCTCCGGGTCCACCCCACGACCGTCGCCGCCCACGTCGCCGCCGGCTGGCGTGTCGCGCCCGATCCGTCCTGACCCTCCTTTCCGTCGCCTCGCTTCCGCTTGTGCAGGAGAAGACATGGGAATCCAGTCCTCGCATTGGATCGACGACGAAGCCCCCGAAGGCGGCCAGACGTTCGGCCCCGGGTTCGCCATCGCCTGGCAGCGCGGGCCGATGGTCGACAAGGACGGCGCCAGGTTGCAGCAGAACGGTGCGTTCGTCGAGGACGTCATCAAGGCGGCGATCGATCGCATCCTGCACTACCAGTCCACGAAGTTCGCCAGCGCTTACAACTCGTCGGCCGTCGCGCATCTCTACTTCGCCCTGGATTCGCTGAACCAGAGGACGGCCGGCCGCGAGGCTCGCGGGGTCGAAGGCACGCACGAGGTCTGACGCATGCTGACCTTCTCGAAGCGCCAGGGCATGGCGGACGCCGAAGTCCTCCAGCTCATGACGGCGACCGACTCCGGCGGGTACGCCAAGCTCACGGACAAATACGACGGCTCCGAGGAATTGCTCTGCGTCCTCTGGCCGGGCGACGACCGATCGATCACGACCACGCTGCCCGCGTCGTGGGACGACGGCCCGCTCGGCAAGGTGCGGATCGAATTCCCGGCCGACGTCACGACCACGCTCGAACCGACGTGGTACGGCGGCCTGCTGTCGCTGGCCTCCGATTCGACGCTCCTGGCCGAGTTCCGCGTCGTCGTCGAGGCGGCCCCGGGCTCGGCCGCGCCGCCCAAGGTCTACCACCGCTACCAGGACCTGGTGGACGAGTTGCCGTGGGTCGGAAAGTTGGCCGACCAGCTCAACGACCAGGGCGGGTTCGTCGAGGTCGCCGCCGCGGCCCGGCGGTGGATCGACGCCGCGATCCTGCGGAGCGTCCCGGTCCGGGGGGCCTACGGCTCGCCGTGGTACGGCTTCTCGTCGTGGGACGATTCGTACAACGGCGTCTACGGCTCGCTCGGCCAGGCGGAAGACCCCGACGTCGCCGCCGCGCTCGACGCCGACCAACTCGACGTCACCACCGCCACCGGCCGGCGGTTCGTCGAGGCCAGCATCTACTGGACGCTCGCCAAGGTGCTCAAGAGGGCGGTCGGCATGCAGGCCAACAACGACCTGCTGAAGCTCTCGGACGAGTACAAGGACGCGGCCGACAAGAAGCTCGCCACCTGCGTCGCCGTGATCGACACGAACGGCGACGGCGTCCCCGAATACGTCCTGCCGCTCAACCGCCGTCGGATGATCCGCATGTGACGCGCCCGCGTCCGCTTCGCCCCATCAACACGAGGCGTCCATGATCGACGGCCTTCCGCGCAGCGGCCGCGCCGCCATGTACCGCCGGATCT